CATTAGTGGGGTGGGTTCGTGGACCAAGAGTATAAAAACATTCGAGTAATTAAGACTGGTCTCAACGTGTCAAAGATCTTGGCTCAGTTAGAGAAATACCCAGAGGACTGGGGAGCTCAAACACGAGTGGATGGAGTTAAGTCCATGCTCACTTATGGATTCCCCGATGTCCAAGCTGGTGTACTACAACTTGTGATGGGTGGTGTAGAGAAGATGGGTGATTATGTTGGAGATACTGAAATTTGTATTCCAACTCCAGCTATCAAACACCACACTGAAGTTATTGGCTTTGTCAAACGCCACTTTAAGAAAGTCAGTCGTTGTGGTTTCCTTTCACTCCCAGTTGGTGGTGAAGTGGGACAACACATTGACATTGGACAATACTACCAAACCAGAGACCGCTATCATCTGTCCATCCAAGGCAGATACATATACACAGTGGGTGGTGAATCTGTTACAGTAGAACCTGGAACCTTGCTTTGGTTCAACAATAAATTACCCCATGGCACTAAGAACATTGGCAATGAAGTGCGTGTTACCTTCGTGTTTGATGTACCGCAGAAATAATTGCTTTGCATTAGGGGATGGTGTATAATATATTTTTAGGAGATGACTATGAAAGTTTTTAAATTTTATGCTGATTGGTGCCAACCTTGTAAGGGTTTGACCATGGTTGTTAAAGCTGCTGGTGATAAGGTTACAATTCCAATCGAAGAAGTAAACATTGATGAGAACGTTATGCTCTCTCAGAACTTCAAGATTCGTTCTGTGCCGACTATGGTTCTTGTCGATGCACAAGAGAACGAAATCAAGCGCCACGTTGGTTTGTTAAATGAAGCGCAATTGTTGGACTTCTTGAAAGTCTAAGATGCGTGATCCATTAAGGAATGTTATGAATAGTGTAAAGATGAATCGTCTTGAGTTGCTCAAGATCGTGAAAGAAAATGCCACCAAGCATGTGGCTGATTATGATGAAGCTGTCGCCGACTATAAAGTCGCAGTTGTGAAACTTGCTAAAGCGAATCTAAAGTTGGCGAACACTGGTGAACTAGAACAGATTCGAAAGATTAAGAATCTCCCACAAAGCCCAACTAACTACGCCGACAACTACAGCCGAGCAATTCGTATGCTTGAGTTGTCTGTTGAAGAAATCATTGATGTTGAAGAACACATCTTCAATCAGTTGGTTCTCGACGAGTGGGGTTGGAAGCAACAGTTCGTTGCACAATCTGCTATGTATAAATCTCTGTAAGGATAACAATGAGCATTCTAGATAAAATCAAGAAGAACACTACCATCAAGGACTCTGCTGTCCTTAATGTATCTAAGTTCTTCACCAAGAAGGATATGATTCCTACTTCAATCCCAATCATCAACGTTGCCTTGTCTGGTCGTCTTGATGGTGGTCTTACTCCAGGTCTTACAATGTGGGCTGGTCCATCTAAACACTTTAAGACAGCGTTCAGCTTGCTGATGGCTAAGTCTTACCTTGACAAATATCCAGAAGCTGCCTTGTTGTTCTATGACTCTGAATTCGGTACTCCACAGTCTTACTTTGATTCCTTTGGTATTGATACTAATCGTGTTCTGCATACACCTATCACTGACGTAGAGCAATTGAAGTTCGACATCATGCAGCAGTTGAACAATGTAGATCGTGGTGATCGTTTGATGATTGTTATTGACTCCATCGGTAACTTGGCTTCTAAGAAAGAAGTTGATGATGCTTTGGATGGTAAGTCTGTCGCCGATATGTCTCGTGCCAAGCAGATGAAGTCTTTGTTCCGTATGGTCACACCTCACTTGTCTATCAAAGACATTCCGATGGTTGTAGTGAACCATACATATAAAGAGATCGGTTTATATCCAAAGGATATCGTCGGTGGTGGTACTGGCTCTTATTACTCCGCTGACAACATCTTCATCTTGGGTCGCCAGCAAGAAAAAGAAGGTACTGAAGTTGTTGGTTACAATTTTATTATCAACGTTGAAAAGTCTCGTTATGTTAAAGAAAAATCTAAGATCCCTGTCTCCGTATCTTTTGATGGTGGTATTAGCAAGTGGAGCGGTCTACTTGATGTTGCACTCGAATCAGGACACGTTATCAAGCCTAGCAATGGTTGGTATTCACAAGTAAACCAAGAGACTGGTGTAGTTGAAGACAAGAAGTATCGTGTCAAAGATACTGATACCAAAGAGTTCTGGATGCCTCTGTTGACTCAGAAGTCGTTCTATGATTACATCAAGAACAAATACTCTATGGGTCAGTCTGATATGATTCAGTCTGATGCATTGGATAAAACCCTAGAGGAATTAACCTTCGATGAGTAATCATCTAGCGAAACCACCATTCGTAGTCTTAGAAAGTCGCAGTGGCGAACAAGACCGAATCAAGTTGACAGAAGGTGACTACTCAGGTATAATCTTCTCTTACGGTGCGGTTCGCTTTGATGAAAATGATGACACCTGCAAAATGCATTTCGAATACGAGGTGCATGAAGATGCGGGTGTCACTTACATCAAAGAAGAACTAGAACAATATCTTGGTGACTTGCTGCAGTTCATCATTATGGACCAATTGCAACAAAACAGTATTTCCTACACAGGCGGGGTTGATGAGACTAGAACAACAGATTCTGAGCAGACTGATTTATGATGAGAACTACTGCCGAAAAGTGATTCCGTTTTTAAAGCGTGAGTATTTTATCGACAGAAAAGAGTCCATCGTAATTCACGAGATCTCAGAATTCTTCACGAAGTATAACAAGCCAGTAACAAAAGAGATTCTGGCAATCGAAGTAAGTAACCGAACTGACATTAGTGACAAAGAACTTGTTGAAGTCAGTTCGTTTATTGATACTCTTGTTGACGCACCTATCAATGAAGATTGGTTGGTGACTAACACAGAGAAGTTTTGTAAAGACAAGGCGGTGTATAATGCAATCCTCACATCAATCAGAATCCAAGAAGGTCGGGACAAGACTTACACCACTGACTCAATCCCATCTATCCTTTCTGATGCACTTGCCGTTTCTTTTGATAATCATGTCGGTCACGATTACATTGATGACGCTAACTCTCGCTATGAGTTTTATCATCGTGTTGAAGAGAAGGTTGCTTTCGATCTTGAGATGTTCAATAAAATCACTAAAGGTGGTTTGTCAAGAAAGACCCTTAACATCGTCCTTGCTGGTACTGGTGTTGGTAAGTCTCTGTTTATGTGTCACGTTGCTGCTGGTGCGCTAACCGCTGGTAAAAATGTTTTATACATAACAATGGAGATGGCTGAAGAACGCATCGCTGAACGTATTGATGCGAACCTTCTGAACCTAACCATGGATGAACTGAAGGTGATTGACAAGGATATCTACGAATCACGACTGGCTAAGTTGGCCAAGAAGACTCAAGGTAAGTTGATCATCAAAGAATACCCAACTGCTGGTGCCCATGCTGGACACTTCAGAGCATTGCTTGAAGAGTTGAAACTGAAACGGGAATTTAAACCCGACATTATCATGATCGACTATTTGAACATCTGTGCTTCTCAACGAATGAAGCAAGGTGGCTCAGTTAACTCTTATACATATATTAAGGCAATCGCTGAAGAGTTACGTGGTCTTGCAGTTGAGTATAACGTACCGATCGTATCGGCTACTCAGACTACTCGTTCAGGTTTTACAAACAGCGATCCAGGTCTGGAAGATACCTCAGAATCTTTCGGACTACCTGCCACTGCCGACTTTATGTTTGCGCTGGTGAGTAATGAAGAATTAGAGCAGTTGAATCAGATTATCGTTAAGCAACTTAAGAATCGTTACAACGATCCAGGGTTTTACAAACGATTTGTTATCGGAGTTGATCGAGCAAAGATGAAACTTTACGACGTGGAAGCATCCGCACAAGAAGGTTTGATGGACGCTGGGCATAAGAAAGATGATGTTCCGATGTTTGACAAGAGTGATTTTGGTCAACGTGCTAAGGCTGAGAGTTTTGACGGTTGGAAATTTTAAGGAAAGTAAATGACTAAAATATTAGTAGCACCAATCAAGCATGATTGTTCTCACATGCAAGGACAATTCCCCACAGAAAAAGATTATGATCTTCTCATTGAAGAAGACATGGATGTTTATATGCCAGAGATCCCAGGTCACCCTGAGATGACAGGCACAGAAGAACGAATTATTCTGAAGTTCCGTAAGAACTACTTCACTAAAGAACAACAAGACCAAGCGTATGCTGGACTTCGTGAGGCTGCAGTGGAAACCCAAAACCGTGGCATGGCAGCTGGTCCACGTGGCGAGAAGTTGGGTAATCGTGAGTGGGTTACTGAATATGAGTCAGATATCATTGAATACTTTTCAAATCCAGGTGCCAATCTATATGGAGATGATCCAGTAGAAGATATTCGTGAAAGCCATAAGGGTAAGAAAGAACAAGCATCTACACGTAACAATGTTTGGGGTATCCAAGCTGTTAAGAAAGATAACTTTGACTTTGAGACATGGGTAGACAGCACTAAGAATCTGCCAGACGAAGACAAGAAGAAAGAAGTAGACCGCATCGTTAAAAAGTATGTCTGCTCTACTACTTACGCTAATGGTGTGTTCTCTGGTATCGCTGGTTGGTTCGATCGTTATCCACGTATCCCTTATGGTCGTGCAACTTCTTATACTGCTCGTGAACCAGAGAAGTTTGCGATGGCATTCCCATTCCTGCAATCTCTTGCTAAAGGTTTCAAAGATCTGCTACCAAAAAGATTTGCTGCACAAATGGAAGCTGCAAGTAAAGTTGATAGCGGATTCTTAGTTCCAGGGACTCCATTCACTACTGTTACAGTGAACAAGACATTCCGTACTGCATGTCACTTTGACGCTGGTGATTTAACATCTGGGTTGAGCAACTTGCTTGTATTGTCCAACAATGGTAACTACTCTGGTTGTTATTTGGTTGCTCCTGAGTATCGTGTAGCAGTGAATGTGCGTCCAGGTGACCTATTGTTGATTAACAACCATGAAGTTATGCATGGAAATACTGAGATCAAATTGCTGGACGAAGAAGCTGAACGTGTTTCACTTGTTTGTTATTTCCGTGAGAAGATGTTAGAATTGGGCTCCAAAGTATACGAAGACTGTCGTTATGAATATGTTGAGTCACGTCGTTTAGATAAAGAACATCCAGGGCATAAGAACGAAGATGGTTCCCCACGTCACTTGTGGAATGGTGTTTCCGCTGGTATGTGGGAAGATAAAGAATGGTATGACTACTGCGAATCCAAACTTGGTGCGGATAAGCTAAAGAAGTATCACCCAGAGTCAGTCAAGTCAAACGACTTAGAAAGTTTCTTTTAATGTGTGCTGTTATCGGTGCTGTGATTCAAAAACCCACAGCAACCCACTTTGATATGATTAGACGTGTGTTCCATGAATCTCGTATTCGTGGACTACATGCAACAGGATTGTCCTACCTTAAAGGTGGCGTAATCCACACTTTTAAAGAACCTGTCCCAGCGGATGAGTTTAGAAAATTAGATGATTTAGAGGAGATGGTTGATGGCGATGGTACTCTTTACCTTATTGGTCACTGTAGATATAGCACTAGCGATTTATTGTATAACCAGCCGATAGCAAATGAATCAACGTCAATTGTCCATAATGGTGTTATTACTCAGCACGATCCTGCTGATTGGGAAGTCTTGCATGGCTACACATGCGATGGGAAAAACGACACTGAACTCTTACTACGTTCACTCGAGCATTACAGCCCACTAGAACATTGGAAAGATGCAAGCCTTGCAGTTTGCGAACTACGTACTGATAGAACCATTCGTGCATACCGCAATGGTAAGCGTCCATTATACTTGACAGTTTTGGATAATGGGTGTATAATTACTTCTACGGCTAATGTTGCTAACAGAGCCAATCTAAACTATGTAACTGTACCTGTGTCCATGAACATCTATCATACTATTGACTCTCATTTATCTCATAATCTTGAGAAGGTGGACATCGATGGTGCAGTAGACTACCAATTATGATTCTTATAAACTCAACCAAAGTACAACAACTTATCGAAAGCAGTCCAGCTGGTAAGAACACCAAGTTCTTATCGGCTGCACATTCATTGTGGACTCGTTTTCATAACTATGATAAGTCTCTGCCGATGGCTTACGAAGTCAACGGTGAAGTTGTATCACTAATCTTTGCTACATTTAATCGAGATGGATATGCCAACCTCTACGAAATCGTCACCATCGAAGGACAAGAAGGTAAAGGCTATGCTTCCAAGTGTTGGGATGCGTGGATCAAATACGCCGTTGAAGAACGAAAGATCCAACGACTTAAAATCTCTTGCACCCCATCCTCTGTCAGCTGGCACAATAGGAATGGGTTGGTCTTTTGGGCAGTTGATCCCACTGGTTCACTCCGCTCAGACCAGCCACTATTCCCTACACGTGCTGAACAAATTGCATTTAGAGACAAAGCAATAGTAAGTCCACTTCAGGCACTACCACCAGCTAAGGCTCGTACTCAATTCCTAGCTGAAGGTTTGGAATCATATAAGTGGGGTGAGAAGAAGAAAGCTAAGACAAAGACTGCTATTGATACAGTTGGTAAGTCTTGGTTGCGTGAAGCATTAATGGATCAACCATCACTTGAAGACTTTTTAAAATAATGGATTATCGTTTAAAAGAAAACCGACGTGAAGCATTCATCCGTTGGTATGCTTGGTCGTTGAAGTATGATGATTGTGACCCAGCTGTTTGGGCTACAAACTATCTAAACGATCGCTATGAGCATAATGATGAAGAACGTATCTGGCTTGCGTGGCTATACGGCAACACATATCAACTCCCAACTGCATGGGTCTTGAAGAACGAATTCCCTGACTACGAACTTGCTGACCTTGGACGTATCACTGACTGGAATTCTAAGAACTACAAACGTCTGCGTTATCAAACAGACACCAAGTGGAACAAAGGACATCTGCCTGTAATGTTCGAATCATATCAGAAATTTATTGGAAGTGGAACACAACGTGAAAAACTCGAATCATACTACGGGGATAATGAAGAACAAAACTTTGATGCATTGTGGGTCGTGCTTAAAACAAATCTTCATAAATTCGGGAGATATTCTACTTGGTTCTATCTTCAGCATCTTAAACATACTGCTGGTATTGTTTGTGACCCTACTTCTCTTATGCTGGACGATTATGATGGTTCCCGTTCTCATCGTAATGGTCTTCTTTTGGCCATCGGCAAAGATGACGATATCGATAGAAAACTCACTGCAGGTGAATACGCTACACTCGAGTCTATTAGCAGCGGAATCAGATCTGAGATGAAGGATCGTTTTCCATCGTTGGCTAGTCAAGTAGACTACTTTACAATGGAAACATGCCTGTGTTCTTTCAAGAAGATCTTTCGCCAGAAACACGGACGTTACCTAAGCTACTATCTCGACCGACAAGCTGAAGAGATCCAAGTTGCAGAGAAAGATGGATGGGCTGGTATCGAATGGGATGTACTCTGGGATGCTCGCAATGAAATAATAGATTTGCGTTTGGATCGAAAACAGGGTATAATTAAGGAAAGATTTGGCGACTTCTTGGCTACAGGTAGACTAGATGGGCTGGACTGGATGTTTGATGATGAAGAACGTGTTGTTACTGGATTGGAGAATTTTTTATGAGCGTAGCTATTGGAACTGTCGTACAAGATGACGATGATTTGAAAATTATGACTAACAATGGTTTGCAGACCATTATGTCTAGTGCAGTTGCAACTGGTAACTGGTCTACTGCTACCATACCAAATGGTATCACTGCTAACACCATCACTGGTGGAACCTTCAATGTTAAGCCAGATGATGTTCTTGAGAAATATGAGTTCAATCAATTCGTTGTTGAGCATAAAGTTCAAGAGCAAGAACTGATGACATTGAAAGAACAGAACGTCAACTACGCTGAAGAAATTAAAGAATCCATGGCCAAGAATTGCGCCCGTGAATTCATTAAGAAGCTATCGTTCTCTAAGAAGCATGACCCTGATACTTCTACCCACTCTTTCCGTGGTCGTGTTTGGGTGTTCACCCGAGAAGAATTGGTATCTCTAATCGAAGACGTTAAGCAAGGTAAAG